CCGCACCCGTCACCAGCGCGACGCCGGTCCAGTACGGCATCATGTTCGTCTCGACAAACCGGACGCCGCCGAACGGGCCGAGCTCGTTGTTGTAGAGGCGATTGATATCGCTGTACGCCCAGGCGGTGTTGACCTGCGCGTTCTCGCGCATGTCCTGCGCGACCAGCGGATGAATCAGCGCAACGTAGTGCTGCATGATCGCCGGAGACTTCGAGGGGTCGCGGTACGCGCCCGCCTCGATCATCATGTCTTCGCGCTCGTCGCCGTTGAAACGCGGCGCTCCGTAGGTCAGGAGCGAGCCGACGATCTTGTTCGATTCGTGCGGACTCATCACGTCCGTCGCGACGATGGCAGCGCGGTTCGCGCGCCCGTTCGCGAAGTTGACCTGATTCGCGGATACCAGCGTGTTGAGCGTGTTGCGCTCGATTGTCTCTGGCATCTGCAGCGAGACAAGCTGGATCGCCTGCTGGAAGATCGGATGCTTGATCGTCAGGTTCGCGACGTCGGTGACGATCACGCTGTCGCCCCATTGCTGCGCGGTCGCGACCACCTGCACCAGTTGCACCGGCTCGCCCGGTGGGGCCACGCCTTCCTGCAACTGCGCGAACGGCAGCGGGAGCCGCTCGAAGCGCGTTGCCGTGTAGTTCACGCCCCGGTTGGTATCGAGGTGCAGAGGCTTGCCGAACTGGTAGGCGACGAGTTGCCGACGCGCGAGCGGCTCTACTTCCTCTTGGATGTAGTTCTCGACGTCCGCTTGAAACCCGGGCGAGGTTGACGCATTGACCACGCCGAGCGTCAAGAAGGCGGCGATCTTCCAAAGGAACCTGTTCATCGTGTGCTCCGCGTGATTAGATGGGACGCCCTTCAAGCCTTTCGATGCGTTTCTGGTGCTCTGTCTTGGCCCCGCTGTTCGCCCGCACATCGGAGCGCACGCCGGGACTCGCGCCACGGGCAACCCGCGTCGTTGGTTGCTCAATTGGCTTCGGTTTCGTGCTCTTCTTCACCTTGCCGCTCATGATGTCGTCACCGATCAACAGCCGCAGGACGGCGAGACGGGGGGCGTTCTGGCCGCGGCGATGCATCTCGGCCATCGCCTGCTCGACGCGCTCCGCATAGGCCTTGTAGACCTTCGGCTTCGAGAGCTCGAGGCGATCGAACGCGGCCTTGTCGGCAAGGTCGACCGAAGCGGCGAGCGCATTCTGACTCTCGCGCCGTCCGGCCCGGATGTTGCGGTTGGAATCGATCTGCCACTTGCGCCAGGCGTACTGCTCTTGCGTCGACTCGCCGCGGCGCACCTGGTCCCCGAGTTGCTGGAGCTCGCGCTCTTCCGACTCGTAGTCGGCATCGCCGCGGGGGACAGGCAGCGAACGGAGTTGCTGCTCCACCGATTCGCGGCGCTGGCGTTCGCTGTCGCGTTCGCGCTCCGCCGTTTCGGCGCGTCGGCGCGCCTCGCTGACAGCGGCGTTGTCCTCGTTCCCTGCCGGGGGAGGAGTCCCGCCGCCGTCTTCCGCGAGGTCAAGGAGATCGTCAAAAGAGTCGTCGCCGGTCGAACCCGAATCATCGATGCCCGTGGGTTCGGGCGGCGGTGCGTTCGGATCTTCCTCGCCCGGTCCCACTGCAAGCAGAAAGAAGCGCAGGAGTCGGTTCATAGCCCCATGGACCCGATGTTGTTAATCTGGATCGTGTTGTTGCCCGTCACCGTCAGCAGGAACAGCCGCCGGGTGTTGGTCGCGACCGTCATCGTGCCGACGAGCGTGGTGCTCGCGTCCCCCGCCGTCAACGTCCCGATCTGCCCGATGTTGTCGTTCATGATCGAGATCGGTTCCGCGTAGCTGCCATCGGTCGGCACCGCGTTACCGGCACCGATGAAGGACAGGATCGAGGCGGTCGAGGGCAGCGTGATGGTGAAGCCGCCGGAAGCGCCCGACGTGAGCCGCGTCACTCCGATGGTCGCCTGCAAAGGGGTGAGGTTGATGTTGGTGCCCGAGGTCGCAATGCCGAACCCCGCGGGCAACGCTTCCGAGTAGTTGTTGACGTTGCTGATGAGGCCGGGGAGTCCGAACGCCGCGCTCTTGTCCGGCGTCATCCCCGCTGGCATCGGGAAGATCACCGGGAACTTGAGGAAGCGGCGCGGAAGGATCAGCTTCATGCGCGTCTCCTTACACTACCGCAGCGTGCGATTCGACCGCCGTGATGGTCAGGAGCGGCGAGAAGATGCCCGTTGCGCCGACGAGGCCAGAGGTGTAGCCCGCCTGGTATTGCGAGACGGGAACCACTGCCGTGCCGGGAATCGTCGCGGCGGTCGCGGTCCATGCCGTGCCCGTGGTCGGGGCGACGATCTGGAACGACGTGGCGGAGGTCACCTTCGAGATCGGATACCAGCCCGACGGCAGCGTGCCCGCCGTCACGTTGATGAAGATGACGTTGCCGACAACCGGCGTGATCGCGTTGGTGCCGAGCGTCACCGTGTACTGGTTGGTGGAACCCACCTGCGCGAGCGAGGAGAAGGTGGTGCCCGAGGTGACCGCGGTGCCCGTCGTCGTCGCCAACTGCGTGATCTGCCACTGGTAGATCCGCACGTTGCCCGCCGCGATGGACGTCGTGCCCGACAGCGTGACCGTGGTGTCGGTCAGCGTCGGCGTCGCGACCGTGCCCGCGCCGCTTGAGAAGATCTGGAAATAGCCGGTCTGCCCAAGGAACGGGTTCTGCAGGTTGGCGACGATGTTGTACGCCCCGTCGAGCGTCACCACCACCGCGCCGCCATTGGTCAACTTCTGGTAGAGGTTGCCCAGGTTCGACAGCGTCAGCGCCGCCCCCGCACTGGACGCGAAGTTGTAGGCCGTGTCCGCGACGTTGAAGGCGTTGATCTGCGCCATCACCGCCTGCAGCGATGCCGCCGGGACCATGTTGCCGTCGATCTCGATCAGACCCCCGGCCACCGTGGGCTGGAGCACCGTGGTGATCGGCTGACCGATGGGGAGGGAAAGGAAGTCGAGAGGGCTTACGCGGCAGCACATTCATTGACGGACTCCTTCGGAGGGATGGTCAGCGCCCCTTGGCGCGTTATGGTGATCCGGTTATAAGGGACTTGTCAAATCAGCGCTCAGGGGAATAAGACCCAGTCCACCACCACGGCAGCGGTTGCCGCCGCATTGCCGAAGATGGTGAAGCTTCCGGACGCTGAGAGCACGCGCGGCACACTGGTCAAGGTCGCGTCGGCAGCGGCCTGGTTGATCTTGCAGCCGACGTGCGAGCTCGCCTTGCACAGGCTGTTGGTGATAACGACGCTCGAGGCGGCAGCGGCGATGGCGCAGCGGCCCGAAGGCGTGTTCGCCGTCGCGTTGCCCGGCGCGCCCGAGGTGTCGGTCGAGGTGAGCGCAACGCCGGACCCCGGTTGCGTCGCCGCGAGCGCGGACGCGCCGACGGTTTGGATGTCGGCGCCCATGCCGCTCATAGGTAGAAACTCACTTCAAGCTGACCGCTCGCTGCGGTCTGGATGAACTGCAGGTTCGCCGGATCGCCCGCGTAGTCGAGTTCCGCGCCGATGGCGAGCAGCATGCCGACACTCACGGTCGGCGCAGTGCCGTCATCACGCCAGCGCACCGACGCGGTCCCCGAGTTCTGGATGATCGTGTAGCCCACAGGCTGATTCAGCACCGTCTGCGGGACACTCTGCCCAGGCTGCACCCCGGGCACCGTGATGGTCGGGATCGTCAGTTTGGTCGCGCTCGCGAGCGAGGTGATCTGCTGGTAGCCCACCGGCTTGCGTTGCCCGGTGACCACGGCCTCGTTGGCGACGATCGCGAGGCTAAGAAATCGCTTGAGCATTTTTCATTCTCTCCTCGGCATGGACGCACCGCAGCGCCACGTCCGGATGAAAGTCGCTGCGCGGCAGGAACATCACGCGCCGGAAGAATTGCAACAACGCGGGACCGTACCCTTTGGTGATGACATAGCGATCGGCCTCGAGCTCCTGCAGTTGCGCCATCCGCTCCGCCGCCTTCGTCCAGCACAACGGCACCCAGAGCACCCGCTTCCAGAAATGATTCTTCGCGAGATGCCCCGCTTCGTGCAGGAGCACCGCCCATTGCTCTCCCCCCGTCAGGACGAAGAACGACGGCCCCACGATGATGTGTTTGTAGGGAAGCGTCATGGCATGCGCGATGATCGTCAGTCCCTCGAGATAGAACACGGGGTAGCCGTCGCAGGCGTAATCGTCCGGGATGCGATCGACGCCGCAGTTGGAGATCGGCTCGTACTTGATGCCCCGTCGCATCATCCTCTCCCCGGCATCCCCGGCATGGCGTCCGCCTGGATCGCACCCGGCGGGTTCTGCGCCGGACGCGGACCGCCGGGGGCGGGCATCGCGCCGGGACGAGGGGTTCCCGGCACGCCTGGCCCCGCCCCACCCGGTGCTCCGGGCAGACCTTGCTGCGGCGGCGGACCCATCGCCATCTCGCGTTTCTTCTGCAGCTGCGCCATGTGTTTCTGCATGTGCGTCTTGAAGTAGCCGACCGGATCGCCACTCATCGCCGCGGCCTGCATGTGCGACTGCAGATGCGCCGGATCGTCGTCGGCTTCATGCACGTCGACTTCGAATCCGTTCCAGAGCATCTCGTTCTCGATGACCGGATCCATCTTGAACTGGTTACGCTGGTCGAGCAGGATGCGCGGCGCGATCTCGGGACCGAACGCCGTCTCGGCCAGCATCTCCGCAAACGGGCCGACGTCGAGCGTGCGCCCGTTCAGCATCTGCGGCGGGATGCCCTTCAGCACGTTGACCGCAGCGATCTGCTGCTGGATCCGCTGCATCG